GAGGAGGATGTACATCCTCCCCCTCTGCAGTCACATAAAATATTCTATGCTGACCAAATCCATACTGAAAATAGCGAACTGGAATTATCACGCAAAATGAGCTCCTCCAGCATCAGCAGCCAAACTCTCTATCTTAGCATCAAGTGTATCGATTTTTCCATCAATCACTACAACTCCTGCAGCTATGGCTTGCAAACCAGATCCTACACCAACAACTCCAACTGGAAAGTCTCTTACAACATCTCCACCATTAGAGTCTGTGATATGAACAGCCCAAACTCCTGGTTCATCTGGCGTAAATGAACTCTTAAAAAGTTTTGTAGTTCCAATTTGTTCAAGAACAGGAACTTGAATATCTACGTTTCCCAACTCGTCCAAAACTTCAGCTACTGGACTTGCAATAGATTGATCTCCGTTGCAACGATATTTGAATTCAATCACACTATTTACTTCATATAAAGCTTCTTTTGGCTCGGGCATAATGTTTCCTTTCTAAATTAAACTAATTTTAGTCTTCCTCATTTTCTTCTAATTCTTCGTCTTCTTCTATTGGCTCTTCTTCAACTAAATTTTTTAAGCCATCTACATTCTCTTGCTCCGCAGCTTCGGCCTCATCTTTAACATCTATCTCACCAGAAAGAACGCCACGACGTTGTTCTTCTTTCAAGAATGTTGCTCTTGTAATCTCACCCTCTGTACGTATCTTTAATAACAGTTCTTTATCTGTTGCTCCATAAATTGCAACTTCAAAATCACTAAAGATATCAACTTTTGTGGCCTCTGGAACTTCGATCTTTCGCCATTCACCAGCCATTTTAATAACTTGTAATAAACTTCTCTCAAGACTTCTCACCCAAGATTGAAGTTGACTAATGTTTCGGCTTTCATCGATCCGTTTTGCCGTCGCAGTAGTAAGTGGAGCCGTTCGCATTAATGGCTGTTGACCAAGAATCTCCATCTTAATTTCAATATCTTCAATATCTTTACGACCAGCTTCAATTGAACCTCCAGTATGTTCAACATATTTCAAATCTGATTCTGGATTAGATGTTAGAAATGCTTTGCTCGGTCCAACATCTAAAGAAGCTCCAACCATCCCTTTTGGAAACCCTTTACCAAAAAGAAGTCCGAATCGCGAAAGCCGTAAAATATTTCTTTGATCTGAATAAGATTGCCAATGAGCAAGATTCAACCACGCCAAATCCATCAAAGGAGGTTCTGCCATCATAAAACCAGTTCTATTAGCGTAGATAGTAATAAGAGGGATATTGCCAAACGTATGTTTTCCTGAATCTACTAACAGCCAAGTTGTTTTTTCTTTATTATCATCAGATATCGCTTCTTTATAAATCTCCCAACCAGTTTCAGTATAAACCTTCACATAATTTATATCTCTATCCCCATAAGTTCCAACTGATTCCGTAACAACTTCTTTTACTCTTATTTGTGTTAGCCTTATTCGTTTATTAATTATCTCTGTCTGCCAACCAATAAGATCAGGTGGATGAACAATATTTAGAAGAACTCTTGCTCCTAATCTCTCCTCGTCTGCTTTTGTAAGAACAGCTCCTTCTGCAATTTCTGGGAGCTCACTATGATCAACAAAAATATGAGTGATACCATAATTTATTAGATCCTTCATAATTTCTTTTGCAAAAGTTTCAAAAGACTTGCCAGTCGCATCTACATCTTCTTTTAGATATTCTAATTGTTCTGGTAAATCTGTAAAAGATATAGGATGAGCAAACGGTCTATTTGCAAGTTTATTCAAAGTATCCCGATAAGCATTGTATAATATAGATCTATTTAATCGTGACGAATATCCATCTTCTCTTGGCTCTTTTGGAAGCCACTTCTCTCCAGCAAGTCTCATCGTTTTCGTACCGCCTAAGAGGTCGTGAATCAACTCCCAGTCTTCCGCCATCTCTTGATATCCAACGCAAGGTATAGCGATTTTATTATCCATACAACTCTTCTCTCAACATTAATCTCTTAATTCTTCTCTTAAAAAAGTATGAATACTATGTGAAGGAATTACCACTGTAAAATCATTATAATATCCTGTCACAATACCTACAAATTTATGATTAATATTGAAAACGGGACTGCCTGAAGATCCCGGTTCAATATTCGCATCGACGAGACAAAAATCACATTTCCACGGCCAATTAGAAGCGAATCTTTTTAACCTGCCTATTGAGAAAATTCCTTGCGTCATTGTATTATGAAACGAATTTGGTGAGCCAATTATAAAAATCCTCTCACCAATTTGTGGATTAAGTAAAAGATCTAATTTAGGAATTTTATAAGGTTTAACATCCTTAGGATTAATTTGTAAAAGAGCAAGATCATTAAATCTATCTATTGCTATTTTCTTCGCTGGAATTATAATCCCATTCCAAAGTCGGAGTTCTACAGTGCCTCCAACTATATTATCTGAGATATGAGCAACTGTAAGAACATGATTATGAGTGATAAAAAATCCTGTTCCTACGTCATCTATTTCAGATGTTTCATCATAATTTCTATCTCCTCTCACTGTTACTACTATTGGTAAGACTTGTCGGTACGATTGAACCAGTCGTTGACTACACGAACTAAGAATCAACAGCACTAAAATAGCAACGACAGTCCAATAGATAGATTTTATAATCTTAGATATCATCTTCTTGCTCCTTTGGGAATATTGACATATTCCCGCAATTAAAACATTCTATTCCAACAATTCCATTTTCATAAATACAAGTTGGAACAAAAGTAATCTCTTCCGCACCACAAATATCACAAATACCAATTACAATAAGCCAAGTTTTATCCTCATCTAATTCAGTATTAATCTCCAACATTAAAGCTATGAAATCTGAATCTTGATTAGGCCAATACGTTTTCGCAAACCTAATTGCGTCTTCGACAGTTTGAAATTCTGAAATATATACTGGTCTTTCCATTTTATATCTTATCTTATAATTGCTCTTCCCTGTCAGCCGCAGCCCGACGAGGGAAGAGGGAGAAAGATGAAAAAAGCATTTTTTAGATTTTTGCTGGTAATCCTCGAAGACCACGAATAAAATTCTTTACGGTCTTTGTATCTATTCCACTTTCCGCACAATCTTTTTGTAATTTCTCAGCCATCGAAGCCCATAATTCTGGATTATCCACTTTAATCTGTTCTATAGCTTCGACAGCAATTCCGGCGACGGCATTAGATAACTCATATTTATTTTGAGTCTTTTCTAATTTTGGTTTTACTTTCTTAAAAACAGTTAATCCTGTCGCAAGTCCTCCTACTGCTATTCCACCGACAGGACCAAGGAGTGGAGCAAGAGCAGTTAATAAATCAAGACCACCTTGTGCTCCTTCTTCGATCTGCTTACTTGTTCCTGGATGTAATTTATATCTTGTTGCTCCGTCTTTAGCCTCGTAAGCCAAACAACCACCAATAAACATTAAAATTAAAACCAACAAAATTATTGAATACGTTCTTTTTGACATTATATAGGTCTCCAATAAAAATTATTTAGCTATATCTTAATCGACTTGCATAACACGAACAGCATTATTCGCCGCATCGTAACCTACTTTAACATCGTCAACTTTCGAATGTATATGAAAGTTGATATCTCGAATCTCAGCAGCATCATTCATACCGACGACATTATCTGTAATAACGAAAGTAAATGCGTCATCCGCCGACCAAGCCGTTCCACCTGCGGTAATAAGAAAAGAAATCGCACCGTCGTCTGTAATATAAGTAAGATTTGAAGTGGCTACATTAGTCTGTGCTCCACTCACAGAACCAGTAACAGAAAATATAGCTGTTCCAGCTCCACCTGGAGTTGTACAAGTTAATGTCCAAGTTTCTACCGCAGCATCTTCAGTTACTTTAGGTAGGCTTACAGTTCCATTCCCAGTATTAGATCCTCCAGCAGCAGGAATAGAAGACTTATAAGCGTCCATCTTAGCTTTTAGTTCAGCATAATTCATTAAATTAACCTTTCAATCTCAATATGCACACATTCATCTTAAAACAATATAACGATACGCTGTTAAACCTGATACACCATCATAAGGAATACCTAACTTAATACACTGCCATAATCTTGCTTGATCTGGATGAGGCCAATTTTGATGTTCTTTATTAATATATTCTATTTGCGGCATTAATGGAATATAAATAGGCGGAGATGAAATGATTGATGGCCGAACTTGTGAAACACCTAAACATCCCCGAGCCACATATAGATTTTGAAATAAGTCATGTCCAATATTCATAGTTTGTGGTCTGGTAGAACAGCCGCACAAAAATAATAGCAATAAGATAAATACTTTCTTCATTTTATACCTTCTTTCTTCGACCTGTCATATTAGCTGATCTTAATTCTTCAGAACTTACCTCATTCCGCAGTTCTTGTCTATTTACACAATAAGAACCACATTTTTGACATTTCTCTGTCTTTACTTTACTCTCACCACCACATATCGCACACTCGTAAACAATTCGTACTTTCTTCTTTCGTTTATCTATACTACGTTTTATTTTATACATCTTTTTCCAGTCTATTGCATCGGCATCAGTATTAAAATAGTAATCCATATTCCTTGTTAAAACTGGAAGCGATGTATGTAGCTCTTCACATATTTCAAGGAGCGTAAGTTTTGCCTCTTTTATTAAACAGGCGGCTTTCTCGAGCTTTGCATCGTCGTAAAATTTTTTATTTTTAACTTTCATCCAAGTTCTACATCCAAAATCGCGAGTTGTTTTCGTAATGCAATAGCTTTTTGAATTTTATACTGTATTTCTTTATCTTTTTGAATTTTATGTTCTTTTTTAGCACAACCACTAATTCTTAGACCAACATAGCCTCCACTTTGATACTCACTAATTCGTTGAATCAATTCTTGATACGCCTTATTAACATAAAATACAAAAGGATTATCTTCAGAAAAAACTACGAACCTACTATTAACTGGGATATCATCATAATTGCAAGCAGAGAACCACACTCTATGATAAACATCCCTTGCATCTAAAACAGCTTTTTGACTTGCTGAGTTAGTATATTTACCGACTGCTTTCATCTTTAGCTTTCAAAAGCTCTTTTAATTGATTTACGTCTTCATAAATAAGAGCATTGAGTATTTCTTGACCTTTCTCTGTACATTCGGGTTCCAAAAGAAACAACTTCCTATCGATAGTTTCAAATAGTTGATTTATTTCATTATCCATTAGAATCTATTATCTATAGCTATTACCTGCCAACGACTTGCGAATTCTTTTTGTGTCGCAGCATCAACAGGACAAGCCGCCAATCTTAATGTCTTACACCCACAACCAAAAACAATTTCATAATGCGGAAAATAACTATCTTCCTTAAAACATTTTTTACTTATTTTAAAGCTCTCAGCAAAACGATGTAACTCTTCTAAATGTTTTGGTCCATCCGTGAACAAATCAAAAACCATACGACGCTTCTCCTCTTTTGGATAAAACTTTTGACGACACTCCCCAACATAAATATTAGTACTATTCACCGGCCAATCTCCTTCTTACTACAAAATTTATAATTATAATAGCAATAGAATTAAAGACTTTGACTACTAAACTTATGACCTCCACCGCATGGATGTTCCTCTGCAATATAATATGTGAAGGCATCAGAGATATGCGTTAAAAGCTTTTCAGTTTTGTTTATTTCTCCTGCATCATTACAAGTCACGGATTCGAAATCTCGTATTAGCATTGGACACCTTTTATCAATTATACAACCTATGTAACCATTAGCAGCTTTTAATCTACTATTAGCAGCGTTGATCCTGGATCTAACAGGTGGATTACCTTTTGGATAACCCTCTTTTAATCTAAAAATATTTGAGAGTTTTGCATCAACAATATCCCAATCACTTCCATGAACACCAGATGAGACCTTTGCTCCACCACTTGCGTCCCCGTGAAGCCAGACAATACCTTTGTGATGTCTCCAACGTCGAATCAATTCATCACAAACCTTTTCAGTGTTAGAATCCTGTCGAAAGAAGATCTCATCTATTGCACAAGTAACAAGACCTCTATTCACACCATCATTCCGTGCTATTAACCAGTCAGGTGGAGGGAGCTCTTGTGCAATAAGACAGTTCCCTGGAACTCTATTAAAATCATAACAAAAGATCAACGGATAATTTGGATTATATTCTATCCTTTTACCTTCTGGTGGACAATTAAATTCTTGACTAAACGCATAGTATGTCTTTCCCTTGAATGAAACAAAAGCACCCTCGTATTCTTGAGAATAAGTTAGTTCATCCACATCTAATCTTGCAGCTTCTGCTTCCTCAGGATTAATCTCGGAAGTCAACCATGTAAAGATGTCCCAGTCTTCTTTACCTTTAACATCTTGTGTCAGTTGAAAATAATGATTCCTTCCCTCAGGAACACCAATTAGATCTGCCCATCCTGGACGGCCGAGCGTAGACAACGCAGGACGAACGTGCTGAGGCCAAACGTCTGCTTTGAAATTCCCATATTCATCACCAACGAATCCATCAAGAGGAGGACCTTCTATACGTTCTGGTTTATCAAGACCAGCAACTTCAATCCTTGCTCCGTTTTGCAATAACACATTTCTATAAGATAATGAGACTGCTCTACTTGCAGGTTTTTTCAATGCCCATTGTGGAACCATCGCAATCAAATCATCCCAAAAAATCTTTACAGCTTGTGCATGAGTAGGAGCTCCAAAAACATATCGTCCATCACCAAGAGTGCATTTAATAGCCTTCTTAATCATTTTTCGCTTACTGAGCTCTGTTTTCCCCGCCCTACGTCCCGCATGAGCTATATTAAATCTCGCAGGAGAATGATAAAATCTCCTTTGTTCTTCATGTGGAATAAGTGGAGTCCATCTTGAAGTTAAGATTAAACCCATTTATCCACACTCCTATTTATTTGTCAAAGAACCAGTTCCATCAACACTCGCGTCCATTTCTTTTATCGCCTCAGCAACTCGTTGAGCGTATTCAGATGGAGCTTCTTGAACCTGCCGTTCTATTCCTGCATAATTAGCCAACATCTCAAGAGCCTTAAGACGTTCACTATGTTTTGCTTTCCCACCAATTATAAGTTCTAAGCATTGAATTATCCGTCCCTTATAATCATCAGGATCTACCTTAAGATTTTCTCGTATTTTTACTTTTGCTCTTGAAACCAAAACGCCAATCGTTACAGAAGAAATAGGTTTTTCCAATTCCAACTCTCTTGTGAGTATTTCTTTAATCTGCTTTTTACTTTTGAATTGCCCCCAAAGTTCCACAACACGATCTAAGATAGTCTCATCTTCAAACGCAAGCGGTACAGAACCTATATCTTTGTAAGACTTTGTATCCATAGGAACTTTGTTCCATAATCTACATCTTAAGAATTGTTTTATTTCTGTTGCTGTTTTGAAATGCTTTACACTACTTACCTATACTATTCTACCACGCCTTATAGTACAACGCAAGTAAAAAATAAAAAAATTTAAGTTCCTTAAAAGCTTATATAACCTGGAGTTAAGAAACAGTCTAAAAATTTCTTTTAATTTTTTTCTAACACAGCATTATTATTATAGCAGTTATTTTATCATAATCAAAACAAGACATATCATTCTTTTTTATGTTGATCCTCCCAATCTTCTTTCTGTATCCATCTCTCTTTATACATTGATTTTGATTTCTTAAAGTATTCATCAATCCATTTTTTATTCTCTTTCGTCCGTTGAATCTGCTCTGCTTTCATCTTAATTAGCTTTTCAAGTATAGGAAACAAATATCTAAAACAAATAAAACCACCTACGATTAATGATGAGACATATTGTAGAATTTTTAACATTTTATTTCCTTTCGAAGATCGTTTATCTACAAAAATCCTGAAGGTTTGTAAAAATTCTCGCACATACTGAATAATTCTGAGATAGATTTCAATTCTCCATTTGTTTTCTCAGTAAATCTTCAGCTTGCCAACCAAAAGTTTTAAAAGATTTCTTTATCATTTCTAAATCTATCCTTGTTATTGTTTTTGTTTGTCCGTTTTCTAATTTATACCATTTTCCTTTTGATGTCATCCCTGCTTCTTCCGCAAGATCTTCCACTGTGACATTTATATTTAATTCCTTTTTTGCTAATATTTGTAATCTCATCCGTGCAACTCTTAGATAATGTCCATTGATCTTCCAAATTGCAGGAACAGCTAACTCATTCCTTACACTTATTCCTTCTACATTATTCCAACTCGCTCTCTTACTTTGTGAACAAGACATGCAGATCCATCCCTCCTCAGGATCATCAAACCATCTCTTCATTCTCAATTTTCCATTTACAATAACAGGATACTCTTTTTTACAAGATGGACAGATAAATTTTGGTAGATCCTTCTCATTAGTAGATCCTATCGACAATCTTTGTTGCTCTTGTAAATCATCTCGCAATCTACAAAATCGTTTATAACAATCTATACAAATCGCAGATCGTTTACTGGCTCCCACTTTCCATTTTGTATAATCACCCTTCTTTTGAAAACCGCAGCTTGGACAGATCCGCTGCCAACCTACAAGATTATCAAGGAGTAGTTCTTCAGCATCGTGTCTTTTTAACTGCTCTTGATTACAACGGAATACTTCATCCATATAATCTTCATGTTTTTTATCACTCATTTATTACACCTCTCACTTTCTTTTTTACCATTCACCCGCACCGAGCATCCTGAACCATACTCAGCTTACACACATTTATATTCCTTTATACCTATATATACGTATGCAGATATCAGTACGGGGAATTTTTTTGATTTAAGTTAAGTATATATATGTAGTTATACATTTTCACTACCATTATTTTGTAGGTTTGTAAGCCAGCCAGTCTCTAAACCGAGCAGTGCGGGTGGAAGGTAAAAATCAACAATTCTTGTAGAATGTAGATTTTATTCAACTCTTAAAGCATTTGATTATAGATAATCACTGGATTTTTTAACCATCCCCATAATGCGTCCCAAGCTACAAGATTTAAGACCTCTCCTTCTTTATCTTCTATCTGTACACAATCCAATTCTTGTTGATATCGTAGAACGTAGACTGGAAATCCTCGTTTCAATATTCTTTCAATTTGCACTTTTTGAATTTCTTTACATTTATCGTTACCAATCTTGAACTCTAAGAAGCCTTTCCATGCAAGCCCAATGACTAATAGATCCGGGACGCCTCTTTTCTGCATCCTTTCACCGTGAACATTAAAGAGCCAACATCCCTTATCTTTAAGAATTTTACTTACTTTTTGCCCAAAATGAGTATGATTTAATTTTTTACCAACCATTTTCATCCACCTTTCTATAGAATCTAATTATTTCTCCTCAGTAAATAATAATTTACAAGTATTTCGTAGAGGACAGGACAGACAAGCGTTTAGTAAATTTGTAATTTCAGGCGGTTGATTTCTACAAATAGCTTGTGGATGATTAAACACTCTCTCATCGCGAACGTCATGAGAGAATTGCTTCCTAATCTGCTCTATTTTATCTAATAGTTCTTTTTCACTCATAGTGCCCAACCTCTTTCTCGGTCTTCTTCACTCACAGGTTCGAAGAAGTGAGTATTAAAATTGTCTACAATAAGATCCTTATCTTTGAAAGCTGCACGTAGATCTTTCCATCCAATTTGTTTACCAGTAACTTTACTTGTAGCTTCAATGAAGACATCAAGTTCTTTGAAAAACATACTACTGGCATCACCATCTGGCCAGTAGCAAATACATTCATTAAGAGCGTGAACATTAAATTTGCTTGTCTAAAAAACAACATCTGGATTATTTTTCTCTCTCGCTTTCATTTTATTCTCCACCAAATATGAATTGGCAAGCAAGGAAGAATGCAGATCCAAATATGCCATTGGTTTTCAATGCTCGGTTTTCTAAAAGGATAAACTATCTCTTTCTTTTCCCAATAAGCACCGAGCCACAGATCTTGCCAGTTTAATTCTAATTTAATCTTCATCTTGAAATCCCTTCTTACTTATAGCCATTTGAACCAGCATATTTTCTGCCAGACAACGTTCTCCGAACGGGCGAACGCAATGAGACAATCCTTCTTTATTATTTTGTCCATCAACGAAGTACGGACATCCCGCTTTACATTCTGGCTTCATCCAGAGATGGTCTTCGACTATTTTTACCTTGTTCTTTCTACGCAATAGATTCATTAATCTACTCATTTTAACCTTCTTTTATAATTTTTGTTTTGAGCTCTATTTATACATCGAGAGCAACTACGTTCTGGGTATAAACAGTCTGCACAATCTTCTCTTTCAGTTTTGCTCGGATCTTCTTTTTCTTTTGATCGAAGATATCTCTTTCGACGAGTCCGCCACTCACAAATAAAATGAGAATATGCACACGCTATACATAGAACTATGAGTGCAAGATACGTGAAATCTTCAAAATATTTCCAATTCATCATTTCATTCCTCATTATCTAAACATTCAATAATTCTATTTACTTCTTTAGCCATTCTTTGAATCTCTGCTTCACCTTTCTCTTTTAGAACTGAGCAGATAGCATCTCTTATAGCAATTCCCAGCTTCTGTACTATTGTAGGATCTGCTTCAAAATTTTCACCATCATATTCAAAATTGTGAAAGAACAATTCCATTGGTTCTACATTCTTCTTGCTTACATCTATTGTAAATCTCAACATTATATACCTCCTTTTTAAGCGTCGTTTCTATTACATTTAGCCCTATTATACCCTTATACCCTAAATAACCTCTTATTCCTTAAGCTGGGAAGCCGGTTCACCCTTTATAACAGCTCTTAACCGCGACTACCAGCTTTACAGCCTAAAAACCCACCTGTATTTTATAAAATAAGCGG